TACTGAATCAGGAGTTGCAAGAGAGAATAAATTGATTGTTCCTGTCTTTTTGTCTGAATTGGGTAGATCACTAAGATAAACATCTTCTGTAATATCTATCACCTTAAAAGAAGAGGATTTTATGTTGTAACCATTCATAGACTCGACAAAGAATGGATTTCCAAAGTCGATTGCATATTCGGCAAAGGTATCAAGTGCCAACCTCAAGTCTCTTCTGATTTGAAGGGTCGTGATATTGGATGTTACTGATGCATGGCTTTGGTCAACCGTCTTTAAAAATTGACTATATTTAAATCTTGCGCCATATCTATTTAATTCAGATGATTCGGAGTACTTTGTGATATTATCTTGAATTTTAGAAGCAACAAAACTCGCATTTGGTGCTAAATTTGTGTTATAGTATACTTTACTGTTGGTTTCGACATAAAGATACTTGAGATCTAGAATTTCGGGTACAATTCCAGCAACGGAGTATTTTCTAAGATCTCTTTTTATATTTTCTTTGATAGAATTGGGAATAAAGTCGCCATTTCTTGGTTTTATGCTAATAAAGACTTTTCCGTATTGTGGTGGAATCAAATCTTCTCCACCATAGACCGAAATAGACTCAGCCTCAGGATAAATTTTGTTTGGAATCAAAATTTCATAATCATTAGCAGTTAATGCTCTATTTTGAGTGGCATAAATCTGTGGTGCGTACTTTTTAACAGAATCTACGCTTTCAATCGGTTCTCCGCCACTTGATGGTAGTGTAGAACCAATTAAAGATATCCCGCTAGTGATATTATATTCAGTACTTCCCTTTGTATATGCTAATCTACCACTAAAAGCAAAACTACTGACGCCATTAGCAGATTCTCCTGAAGTTCTAACGTAAGAAACCTCTACAACATTACCATCTTCGAGTTTTTTACCAAAAACACCATCACCAAAGATGATTTCATACTGCTCATCCTCAATTTCCTGAATATAATAAATTCTTGAGTTTCCATTGATGGCAGAACCCGTTCCTGAATCAAAAAGATTGTCTTGACGAGAATATTTAAGACTTACCGAAGATGTTGATGTTGGTTTAACACTGACCATCAGGGTATCAAGGTCAATTCCGTTGTTTGAAAGAATAAATCTTTGATCTTTGTCTCTACTATTTGATGTAAACGTCTGAGAGACTACTGTTCCTTCGTAAATCTCTAATTCATCAAAAGAAGCAATACCATCAACAACGTTAACCGTCTTATCTGCAGTGATTCCAAAGACAAATGATTGTTGATTGAATTGCCCACCTGTGCTCGCTACAGGCCCTTTCTTTAATACAACTGTTGCTGGTGCAGGACTGATATTTGATACGTCTACAAAGAAATCAACAGAAACTCTGGATGCTTTCTTAGATCTTGGTACGTACCCTATATTCCTCGCCAGCGCCACGACGTTCTCCCTCAAGGTGGCGCTATCGATGAATACCTCATTAGATACCATATTGGCATTATAAGAGGTAATGTAGGTGTTATATGCTAATACGTCGATAATCGTTGACAGATTAGATCCCTCAAAGTCATAATCAGTAAAATCTGAATTAGACCTTAGATAATCAATAAGAGTGGTTTTAATCTGGTCAAAATCCAGATTTGAAAAATTTAAAAGAGGCATTTATCTTGTCGGTAATAATACAAACTCTAGCTGCTGTGGTGGAATATCCGCTCCAACAATACGATATTTGATTTTTGCATCAAGAGAGTTGCCATCAAAGTCGGGAGTGACCTCAACATCGATCAATGAAACTCTAGGTTCATAATTATTGATTGCAGTTTCGATTTCATCACGAATTGCAAGAGCGGTTACTTCATCAAGATTCTCAAAAAGTAGTTTTGAGACATTAGAACCGAAGTCTGGATTAAAAAACTTCTCTCCAGGTGACGTTAAAATGATATTACGGACAGAACGGGCAATCGCATTTGCATTTTTAAGCGCAACAAGATCATTGTTTAAGGGATTAACCTTAAAACTCATACTTACATCTTTAAATGACTGACTTACCCTTTCTAAAGGCACTAGAATCTAGCAATTATGAGTTATTTATTCACTAAAATTCGGTTAATACTGTAGGCTCTGTACCATAATCCCAGTCATCATAGTCATCATCATTGCGAATCTTCTCATGAATCTCTTTTTGCACCTTAAAATTGTGTTTTTTGGGTGTTAGGTCATCATTTGCGATCTCACGAAGCATTTTTTGGTGCTGATCGTTACCTAAATTGTCTAAAAAGTCGTTATTCGGAGTCATTTTCCTCTTTTTCGGGTGAATTTTCACGTTCTTTTGCAGTTTTCCAGAAATATTCGTCCTCACGACCCATGCCAAGTCGTTCATAACCGTTTTCAACACTATAATATTCGGTCGAAACCTTAAAATCAGGCATTTTAGGGTTAACAGGAGTCAAACTATTGTCGTAAATGCGAATTCTATTGTTTGGATAGAGCGCATACTGCCCATTATCTAGTTCAATTAGGTTTGATGACTTGTGTTCTGCAGGATTTTCACTTGTGGCATAGTCAACGACATCAGGATCCTGGTGATAATTGTCCAGAGTACACACGTAGGTGCCCTTCTGGATGCCGAAATCCCTTGTATAGAGTTCATAGTCCATTGAACCAATAAACTGCTTCTGAACGGCAACTACGCCATAGTCCATACAGTTCCAAAACTGTAGGTTAGGTAGATCCATATCAGGATCAGGAGTCTTAGGCTCTGAAAGAAAGGCACTAATCGGCAGTTTATCGTACATTGCAGCATACTCTGGTAAGTATGTCTCAAAATAAAAAGCACGCCCAGGAATCGACTTTGCCGACACCCAGACGCCCTTTACAAATTCACCATGACCACTTTGGTGATCGGTGAGATATTCTTTACGAACCCATACCTCAACCGAGGGAAGGTTACAAATTAAAGCAGCCATTATGAATTAATGTATCTTTTCTTATTTACCTTGTCCACGATATGGTTTCTTTTTACCGTTGCGAGAGGAAGCGGCCAACTTAGTGTTTACCGAGCGTCCTTGACGAGTTTTCTTCGGCGGTGCCTTTTGAAAATCGCCACCACTACCACTGAACATTCTAGCCATTTGTACATTCCTCCATTGAGATTAAATTAGCATCAAACATGTCCTTCCCTTCTGAAGGACTTTCATAGTATCTTTCAGCAAGATCTTGCATGATATCGAGACACGCTTCGTGCGAGAGATTTTGATAAATTTTCTCTCCCGCATAAAGTATGTCGAAACGGACCTCAGATGACACGAGTTTTTTCATGACCAACACGAATCCGAGGATCGCACCAGATTTCAAACCCTTCATCCTTGGCATCAAGACAGAATGAGACATCCTCACCACACATGTCTTGGACTTCACCAGACTCAAAGACTTGCATCTTAGGAGCAAACCAAGGGTATTCGAGATTCTCAAAGACACCATTCTTGATCAGTACCCAACCAAAACCAGTGTAATCAACAGTAAAAGGCTTCTTACGCTTACTGATGGAATCGACAGTTTCGTGATTCATCACTCCACCATTCTTACGGAAATCATCCTCTTCCAACCAGTGTGCGACAGAGGTTGTGTGTCCATCTTCTGTGGCATACCAACCAGCAGTAATCTCACGCTCTGTACCATCTTCACTCAGAGCCAGATCACAGAGTTGCCAGAACTTGGTCGTGTCAAAAACAATATCACTATCAATCCACAACTGATAATCATACTTCAGTTTACCATCCCAAGGTACTTGCTTAGAACCACGGAGAACATTTGCACCCAATACTTTACAACGGGCAAAGTTCACCATAGAAGAATAGTCTTGACTAATCTGAATACTCATACCGTTCTGTACCATATCAAAGCACAGTTGTACAAAGTTCTTCAGAAAGATATAAGAGCACCCACGACCAGGAAGACAGAAGACAATTGCCTTGCCTTTCATACGTTCCTTAATCGCATCAATATCCCACTCAGGTGCTTTTTGTTTTGGTGCAACGGTCTTTACTTTAAATCCTTTAGCCATAGTTTTGAATAACCTTCAGTTCAATTCTATCGTAGTATGTAGTCAGTGTCAATATCAGTATGAATGGTCTGTATGATCCTTAATGGCGGCATTACATTCTTCATATGACAAATCCTCAAGTTGATAATCAGTCTGCATTAGACCAACCATCCCCTTGAGGGTATTCCATGTTTTATTAAATTGTGCTTCACTTAGATTGTTATATAAACATTCGTCTTTCGCATAGATGTGGTATATCTTAGTCATGAACCTCTTTGTTTAGGTCTGTAGTATCTATTCAAAAAAAGTAAAAAGGGCGTTTTTGGCCACGGGAAAATTTTTTTTGAAATCGAAATAGCTAGGTCGTTTTGTCACCTCTGTAGGTTAGGGTAGTTAGCGTTTTTTATATCACGCCCCCCGGCGATAACAACGAACGCCGCATAATAACTGTGCTACGATGACACTCTGATTCTAACATATAAGGGGCAAAGTGTCAACCACCGTGCCCCCAGTTACTATCAATCAGACTGCTGAAGATCCTCCACGAAACTATCAAGAACTGCCAGGAGTTCGTTACCATTAGCGGCACGATTCATGAGAGACAGCATCAGTTCACGGGACATACTTTCAGCGTGGTTTGTAACTACACTATAGGAACACTTTACAGGGCCGGCTGTTACCAACGCTCAGGAACTTGCAGATCTTCGACATAAGCACTGACTGACTCATTGCCTTCCA